TTTTGGTGGACACGCACGGACTCGAACCGTGGACCTCTTGCGTGTGAAGCAAGCGTGGTAATGTTAAAATCCTTGAAAAATAAAGGTTTTCGGCGTTTTTTGTTAGACTTTTGTTGGCAACCGTCAGAAAATCAGGTTTAATCAGGTGCGGCAAAAATCGCATAAAATGTCTAAGCGCGCAACACTATATTTTATCTCCGGATTCTTCACCAGTGTCATTACTTATCAAGCTTTGGCGCTCTTTATCCGCAGCTATATCAGCGCGTATTAACCGCTTAATGTAGCCAGATTTATTTGGCACACTTTCAAGTTTGTCAATTATATCCTGCTCTGTGGTCGTAAAGCACGGCAAAAGATATTGTTTTTTATACTTTGCTGCATATCGATCCTGTGGCGTCTCCTTCTTCATTTCTATCATCACCTTTTAAAATATATCGCTGCTCTTGATATAAGAAGCAAGTGCTTCCTTGGTTTTACATATTTCCTTATCAACATTTATGCATATTGTTAAACCATCGCCTACTAATCTGCTTACTTTCCAGTATTTTTTACATTCGGTTATTTCGTATTCTTTTTCACCTTTAGTAATCATATAAAATCCTCCGTATCTGTTGATTTTTTATTTAGTAGATGATACAATAGGACTTACGGGAGGGGCATTTCTGCCCACCCCCTGCCTTTGAAAGCTTACTCGCTTTCTTTGGTTTTTGCCTTGCTTGACTTTGGCTTTTGCAGTGTTATCGTGATTTTCACATTCTTGACTGTTTCATCACTTTCCACTGCTCTCTTTAAGTCCTGCAGGGCTTTTGTTATGTCCTTCATTCTCCTCACCTCCTCTCACTGTCTATATTATACCATAGTTATATAACTATGTCAACACTTTTTTCAAAAGTTTTTTCATATTTTTAAAACTTTATTTTTTCTTGCAATTATAAAAAATCGTGCTATAATGCAATAAAGAGCCTCCGGCTCTATATCCTATTTCTTGTGGCTCTCGGTCTGACCGGGAGCTGCTTTTATACCATTTTGTCAGTGTCGGCAAAATGCCGTTTTACTGTCCGTTTTATTACCTTGACAAGCTCATCGCATTTGATAAAATCAAATTGCGAGAAAAAATTTTAAAAAACTTTTGAAAAAAGTGTTGACATACTCGGCATAGTATGATATAGTATAGACAATGAATGAGGCAAGAACCTCAAAAAGAAAGGATAATGAAAAATGGGAAAGTACATCGAAGTTATAAGCACAGGCGAATGGGTCAACGGCAGCGGCTGGTCTTACGACGACAGCACGGTCGACGTAAATGAAGTTGACACTCCTAATCTTGATACCAACGACATTGACTGGTATGAGACAACCGGAATCAGCGCAATGGATCTTGAAGATATTCAAGAAAAGGCTGATGCCGACTCGAAAGACATCCGCTGGAAAATCGCAATCTACGACGCCGCCGAATACAACGACCCGGACGGCAACCCGGAAGAACTCGCAAGCGTAGAAAAGTGGGAGTCCGAAATAGCCAGCGAATACCTCGAAATGTACGCAGAGTGACGCGCCTCCGGGCGCGGTAATGCGGGCGATGTTTAAAGCATCGACGGTCACAACCCCGTGAAAAAAGAAAGGAAGAATTTAAAATGAAACCATTGGAAGAAAGAGTTATCAACATCGGAGAAATAGACGCCCACACAGATTCGGGATATCGAACCGCTCCCGCAAAAGTCGTTGATTGTTACATCAGCATAATAATGGACGGTACGCGAGTTTCTGTTACCCCCGAAAATCTTTTTATTGATATGCTTAACACATATCGCAAAGCAACTGTAAAAATGCCCGAGCATTGGCTTGACAACAGCGGAAGTGTCGAGGCTATAGAGCAGCGTCTTAATTATATAAGAATTAACGTTACCCAAAAGCTGCTTGACAACGGAACGCTCATCCGCCGTGGAAACAAATTTTCCTGGGCATAAAAGTAGGAAGTGGAGATAGAAAAGTATGGAAGAAGCACCAAAGCGCAAGACGCATACTTCGACGGCGGTCAAACGCCGTTATAACGACAAGACATACACTATGGTGCGCGCCAGCTTGCCGAAAGACTTAGTCGCACGATTCAAGGCAAAATGCGAAGCCGACGGCATACCACAGGCGCAGGTCATAAAAAAAGCGGTCGTTAACTTTTTGGATGAAAATTGAAAAAGCCGGGCAAGGGATTTCTCCTCTGCCCGGTCATTTTTTAGTCCTAAGTTAGTTGCAAGTTATAAGCAAGTTGGTTTTAAAACGCACGAAAAACGCACGAAAAACGCACGAAAGTTAAATCATGCCGAAGAGCTTGAGAATCTGCACGATAGCCCATGCTCCAAAAAGCCCCAGCTGATTAAGCAGATTAAAAATGATAGCTGTTATCATCACTCCGCCTCCTCGTCTGTGCCCGGGTCTTCAATCGCCGAGCCCTGCTCGTGCAAATATTTATCCGCAGTCTGTGCCGCCTCAGTAAAGCTGTTATTTTTCCAATAAGCGGAGATACCGACGAGCACCGAGAACACGACGCTGACGATAGTGTACAGCTCATTGTAGTCCGCAGGAATCGGAGCTTTTCCGGCAGCGGAAAGCGCCATGTTGACGATCGAGATAATCAGCAGGATGCCGCGCACCCATGTGCCGACCTTGACGTTGCTGATGTTTGCAAGGATGTCCTTAATTTTTGCCATTTTGATAGCCTCCTAAAATATGTTGTCTATGCCCTGCGCAGCGAGAAAATCCCGCTGTTCGTGCTTAATTTTTGCGGCGTAATTAAGTGCCGCGTGCATATCGCCGTTACAGTGCGCGTCCGGTATGCGTTGTACGGCGCGGGCGGTCGCTTCGCTGACGGCAAGCGCGGCGTTTGTACTCGCGAGTAAGTTCTTTTCAAAAACTTTTCGCGAGTTCTCCTGCTTTGTGCGCTCCGCTTCAAGCTTCGCTTCTTCCGCTTCGCGGGCTTTTTCGCGTTTTGCATCTTCTTCTGCACGGGCAGTTTCGCGTTTTACGATACTGCGCTCCAAAAGCCACACAAAAAAGCCGACAATGGCGACGGTCACCGCAGACGGTATTCCGCATATCGCGGCGAGTTCTCCTACGGTCATCCGACTACCTCCAAATTTTTGACGGCAACCCAGCTCGCTATATCGGTCAGAAGAGCTTCCTGGACTCCGCCGTTTTTCTGAATTTTGCCGACGGTATGCGTCCTTTTCAACTGAGTGTTTGGTACTATCGAACCGCGTGCCGCCGTGAGTCCGCCGTAGGTCGCGCCGGACTTTATTTTGACCTTGCTGCCGACAGTTATCTTTGCAGACGACTGCAAAACAGTTAAATCGGAGACATAGACCCATGAGCGAATTTCTTTGAGCAGTGCTCGGCTTCCGCTGACGGTCTTGACCGTGTGCTTTTTAAGCTTGACCCACATCGGTATCTTCTGCCCGGTGGCGTACTTGCTGCCTTTTATCTTGACGATATCGCCCGCTCTGACGGTTGCCGTTGTAGGCTTGTCCTCGCTCGGCTTGACTGCCGGAGCGGACTTTTTCTTTATGCCGTAAAAATTGGCAATGGCGGATACGATAGCCTCCGCGCACTGCTTCTGCCCTGCGGCGGTCTCGACGTGCTTGCGGTCGCTTGCCGTGTCAATAAATACGGTCTCTATCAGCAGACTCTCGCACTTGCATGAGCGGACAAAGCCGAAATAATCCGTGCCGTTTGCAGGATTAATTTTGACCTTCGCGCCCCTGTCGCGGATGCCGAAAGTATTAGCTATGCTCTTGCTGATTGCCGCCGCGAGCTTCTTGCCCGTTGCGCTCTTGTGCTTGTAATAGACCTCGCTCCCCGTGCCGCCTGCGGCATTGAGGTGGATTTCTATTGCAAGGTCATAGCCGTGCTTGTTGATGTGAGCTATGCGCTCGGTGAGATAAAGCGTCGCGTCATAGTTGATTACATCAGCTGTGCAGGCGTAGCCTTTAAAAATCTCGCCTATGTACTTGCCGATTTCTCGACCGATTTTGAACTCCTGATAGTTTCCACCGAGAGCGCCGCTGTCATAGCCGCCCTTTGCTGATTTTCCGTGACCTATCGATATGCAGATATTCATATCATTAACCTCCTGTTATTTGTCGTACTTCGCCAAGATGCGCTCAAGCTCTGCGCCGTATTTTTTTCGCTGTCCTTTTGGAATATATGCCGCTACTGCGAGCAAGTCCGCTTTGACCTCAGATGCTTCGATTATCTTAGCCGTTGATTTTTCGACGATGTTATTAACTTCACTGATTTTCATCGACCGCGCCTCCAATCTGATGTAGTGCCGCCTCCAGCTGCTCTGCCGTCGCTTCGTCCGTCTGCGGCTCGTCAATTTCCACCCAATTTTCGGCGATATCGTTCACTCCAAGGTATACGATTTTTGCAACGGCATCGCCTTTTTGCAGTGCCTTACCGTCGTCTGCCGTGAGCATGTTGCCGTTTATTGTCATGCCGTCACCACCGTCCATCCTTTATTTGTCGCCACCGCAAGCGTAGCTTCCGGAATCCCTGCCGCTACGGCGGGTGTGCTTTTGAGCGTGATTGTCCGTGCCGTTTCCGATGTGGATATATCCGGCAAGGTGTTAAAAAATGCAAGTATCGCGTCAGCTTCGAGCGATGTATTCGAGAGGTTTATATCGCCCGGAAAGCTCGTCAAGCTCTCCCCTCCCGTAAAAAGAAGCTTGCGGAGAGAGTAGCAAGGCATCCCCGTATAAAACGGATTAGTCCAACCTGTCGTATCACAGATGTCGCATGTTAACTCTTGGAGACTCGTGCATTGCCGGAAGGTCTCCCACCAGCTTGTCATTTTAACCGTTCCCAAAAAGCTTTTGAGTGTGGTTATGTAGAGCCTTGTAGTTGGTTCACAAACTCCCGACTGTGTTTTGACATATTCAACTGCCTTTAAGCAGTCTGGGATCTTGTTACCAAAGTTGTAAAAATACCGACATCCCGTTAAGTTTCCTGGTGTTACAAATGTATTTGCCGGATCGTCGTCTTTGCGAAGAATCATGTCAACTATACCGTTATTTATATAATAGCTTCCCGTTCTTGTATTTGACCAAATACGATACCAAAAGCCTGTTGTTTCCAACTTGATGACCAACTGCTTCGTACCGTCGCTCATCGTATCAGCGTAGTCGGCGTAATTAAAAACGCGAGTCACAATCTCATCCCCGCCATAGCCATTGCCTGCCACCGTCGCGGGCTCGTCATTTTCAAATGTCACAAACTCACCGTTGACAACTTTTCCGGCATACATAGTGCAAGTTCCTTCGCACCTAAATCCAAATGATACTTTGTTGGTACCAGTCGGAAATAACTTAACAAGACAATACATTGTCCGGTTTGCAACCTTGTCATAATCAGGCAGTCTAAGCCACTCGGCTGGGCGAGTACCCTGATAAACTTCTCGCGTATCAGACTGTGGCGCGGAAGAGCCGCCTGAGCTTATCGCGTCAACTGCATTACCAAAGCCTTTAGCGGAGTTCCATGCTATCTGGTCTGTGCTGCCTGTCTTGGCACGAATGCGACTGGCTGTGTAAGTCATAGCGGCGTCAAGTGCGGCGGAGTCAACTACCTTGTCGTATGCCATCAGTAACTACCTCCCGTCCATGTCGGCAGGGCGGCGAGGGTGTCCTTGACTATTTCTTCCTTGTCCGCCTCTGTCCAGTAGTCGGTACCTTTGACCGGAGTCTTGCCATTTGTACCATCTTTGCCGTTTGTACCGTCCGCACCTTTGTCGCCTTTGAGTCCGACATCGGAGCCGTTGTATTTTAACTTGCCGTCAGTGGCAGAAATCAGGTCAAGCACCGCCTTGTTGTCGTGCGAATGCCGTGCGGCAGTGTTAAGCGCGATTTCGGCGGTGAGGCTATGACCCAACCGCTCTGTGCCGTCCGGGATTGACACCTTTGCAGTGCCCGTTATCACAGGCGCATAGCCGACTATCTCGCCCGCTCCGAATGCGACGAGTTGCGCTGCCATGTTGCCCGGCTCGGGCACAACATCGCTTGTAATTTTGACAGTCACATAGCCGTCCGCAGGAGTCAGCGGCTCGGTTTGCAGATGCTCGCCGACCGTCGACTCAAAGTAGACACGATAGCTGTCTGCGCTCTCAAGCTCTGCCGGGATAGGCAGCGCGAGCAGCGTAAAATTATTTTCGGCGCGATATCCAACGTCATACCCGCGAGGGCGGGCATAATCAACCGTTATCGTTCTTGTCTGCATCTTTTTCCGCCTCCCCATTCTCGCCCTCCACGGGCGTTTTTTCGAGCTCTGAGAGCATATCGGACAACAACTCGATTTTGCCGCAAACCTTGGCAAGCTCGACCTTATTGACCTCTATTTGCTGTATCAGCTGCGCGTTGTGCTTCTGCAAGGCGTCGCCCTGCGCTTTGACCTCTGCGATTTTCTGTTCGATTTCGGTTTTTGTCATTTTTTCACCGCCTATTCGTCTGCAAATTTCAACCGTCTGCCATTAAAATACAAAAAGTCGCCATTTGCCGTAAGTGTCCTACTGTATGTCGTGTCGTCCTGATTGCTCGTCTGAAATGTTAGACGCATGATATTATCAGCCTCTGTCCACGCATAAAGCCCAGCCCAGAGCTTGCCGGAGGTCTCGCCCCTTATTTCAAAACCCGCTCCCGGTGTCTTTTCGGCGTTCATCTTTGCAATACCAACGCCCAGTTTAAAATTTGTTCCGCCGACGGTTCTGTGGTGTATCAGGCTTTCAAACTGGTCATTTTTTGCCTCATTCGTCTCGACACATTGTCTGATTCTCGTTCTGCTTTTTTCGATAATCGCGAAATCAGTGTCCCAGTTGTACGCCAAACCGCCGACGGCAGGCTTCGCCGCAGACGCGTTGACGGTTGACGTGCCAAACCTAAAGCCTTTCGAGGACTGCTCGCCGAGTGTAAACTCAGGCGCGGCTATAGTCGCATACCAGTCGCCGCCGAGTGCAGTTTTAAACAACATCGAGCTGCCAAAGGTCAGATATTTCTCCCCTGTTCCAGTTCCCGTGCCTGCGCCTTGATATAGGTCAAGCACGCCGCCTGACAAGTCGGCTTTATATCCGTCGTTGTTTAAGATTGACAGGGTACCGCCGTCAAGGTTTATGTCGCCGCCAGTGATGTTGATATCAGAGGCTTCGATGTGACCGGTTTCGAGGTTAAAGGAGAACTCGCCGTTTGCAGATTGCATTATGCCGGCGCGGATGATGTTCGCGTTTAGAATGCCCGTGTCGATAAAGTCAGCGACAATGTGACCGTCCTGCGTGACCGCTGTCCTGTATGGTCCGGAGTAGCCGCCGGACGAATGACCAAAGCCGGAAAGATTAAACCGCCATATGTTTTTGGCGGTCGAGATGTCCGGCGTGTCCATGATTAAAATTTCCTGCGGATTCTGCGACGGGTTGAGCCGGACATATCCGCCGCTGTTCCCGGTGATTGCCGCCGTTGCGTCGGCTATCGCCTTTTCGTATGCCGCCGTCAAGTCAGACTTCGCCAAGACGAGCTGATCGCGCAGGTCTTTGGTCTCGTTGACCGTCTGTTTTATGACGTCGGCAAAATTCGCACGCGGCGATCCGAGGTCAATGGATGTGTACCGCTCGCGCAGGACATCATAGACCGTTTTAATTACCTTTGCTTTGATATTGATATTGAGGTCTTTGTGGTAAATCTGCACTGTGTCGCAAAGGCTGACAGATTCAAGTGCGGAAAAACTCGCGTATTCCGGCGACTGCGATAAGTCCACAAAGGACACCGTCATTGACACGGTCGGCGAGTTGATGTCATTTGCCGCCGCGTATGCCGCCACCGCCGAGTCAAGCCCGCTCTGCGTGATTTCGCTATCGCCGCCCGAAAAATCGGACGAAAAGTCGCGTATCAGCGTTTTTGCATTGATGCCGCTTGAGTTGGTCACTGCCTTATAGCTGTGCAAGTCGACATTGTCGTTTTTGACATAGCCATATATGCCGGTGTATGCGCTGTCCATGTCGATATCGCACTTTAACTCCGTCATGTTGCGACCGTATGCAATTCTGACCCCGCGATCTTTGCCGCGCGCCTTGTGTAGCTTTATCGTGTGATTGTCAAACTCGTACTCGCCGCCGTAGACGTCAAGGACGGAGCCGGACACTCCACCGAGCGCAGCGCGCGCCGAAACATTGGTCAGTGCGATTGACGACGACAGAGTGATATCGGTCGTCGCCACGGAAAAGCCTGTGTCCTTGCCGAGCTGATTCTTTGCGGCGGTCAATATGGCGTTGATAGCGACCTGCGCGTTGCCAGATGCCGAAACGGTCGGCACCGGATAGCCGGAAAGTGCGTAGCTGATATGCTCGCAGCTAACGGTAAACATGCCGTTGATAGGCTTTGACACTTTGCGGATGTGGAAAAACTGATTTTTTCCGTTTGCGTTTGGCTTTGCCTTGACATAACGGTCAATCACAAGCTCGGCGGCATAGCGGCCGAGCATCGGATATTGAAATTCGAGCTCAAAGACACCGTTGCGCTCCTCCGTGCATTGGCAGTCGCTCGCCTCGGCAAGCCAGCCGATTTTTGCTTTTGCGTCCTGCTTATAAAGTATCGGTATCATAAGCGCCTCCAGTGCGGCACGATCTCGACCTTGGTCACGGTTCCGCCGCTCCAACTTATAGCATTTCCCCCGGGTGACAGCACCGGAAAGCTGTCAAAGTTGGCTCTGTCCGGTTTGCCGGTCACGCCGGTATAGACCAGTTGCAGGCTACTGTCGCATTCGATATAACTGCCAATGTTTAAAAACGGGAAAGAACTGCCGTTGACCGACAGCGTGATATTACCGCTGCCGGTTATTTTTATATACGGTAGCGCGGTATACGCCGTGGGGTTGGTGATTTTTCCCGCCGCCGTCAGTGTCGTTTTGGTATCGCCGGAAGTCAGAAAGCGGAACGGTTTGCAGCTGAATACCAGCTTTGCCGTGCCGAAATTCCGGATCTGCTCGTCCCAATCCTGCCCGCTCGTGCAGATTGCCATGCGGTAACTGCTTGTGTCGGAGCTGTCCGCCAGTTTGGCATATGCCGCACTGCCGAAAAGCCAGTCTGCGACAGCGTCACGGTTTGCCGCGATATCTTTGCAGCCTACCGTATAGGTGATTTCGACATTTTCAAGGTCGTCGATGCTCGAATCGATTATCAAAAGCCCGGCGCGGCCGGGAATCTTTTGCAGATCATACGGTCGCGCCGGTGTTTTGTTGATTGTTGCCCCCTGCACTACAAGGCTGAGGTCGCTTGATTTTTTGGAATTGAATGTGAAAGTTTTAGGCATATGCCCGCTCCTTTCTGCGCATCTCGTCGTAGATTTCCTCGGCGATGCGCGAGGCGAGAGCCCTCACATCGCCCCCGCCGTCTGCGGCGTTTATGGTGACATTAAAGTTATAGACTTTATTGCCGCCGCTGACTGCCGCCTGCGCTCGGCGCGCCGTGAAATTCCCTGTTGCGTTGATGTCGACATCCATCGGTATGGAGTCGGTCATTCTCTTCGCGACATCGCGCATCGTGGTTTCAAAGCCGACGCCAACGCCGAGAGCCATGTTTTTACCGATCTGGTCGCGGAAAACGGTCGACGGTGAGTGTATGCCGAGCACCGATTTCATCGCTTCGGTGACGGCAGAACCGAGAGACTTGATTTTTCGGATAAGCCAGTCTTTCATGTTCTTGATACCGTTCCACAAGCCTTCAAGAAGATTTTTACCGAGTCCGGCAAAAACGGTTGACGGCGAGTGTATGCCGAAAAAGTTTTTGAAGCCTTCAAGCATTGCTTTGCAGACCTTGACAATTGCGTCCACGACAAGACCTTTGTTGTCCCACAAACCTTTGACGATGCCGCCGATCAGCTGAAATGCCGCCGGGATAAGACGCGGAACGTTGGCGATAAGCCCGGTCGATATTTCTATCACCAGTCTGACTGCCGAGTTGAGAATTTTAGAAAGATTATCATCCTGTAGCAGTGCATTGACAAGCGAGTCGACGAGCGTAAACGCCGCGTCTATCACTTTGTCGATGTTATCCGCAAGCGCGCCGACGAGCACAACAATAAGCGTGACCGCCGCCTGCATGATAGGATCTAAATTCGCGACGATTCCGTCGACCAGAGTAAAGACGACGTCAACCGCGCCGGAGAGTATCGGCGCGAGGTTGGAGACAAGACCGTCGAGCAGAGAGTTAACCATCTGCGCGCCTGCGTTAAGCAGTGACGGCGTTTGCTCCAAAATCGCATTGGTAACATTCTGCACGACCGGAGCGGCGTTTCTAACGACCGCCTTAACCGAGTTTAGGAGATTCATAATCATCGGTTTGAGGTCGGCTTCGCTGTTGCCGAGGTTTTCTTTCAACGTTTGAAGCGCCGACTTCGCCATGCCGATAGATCCGGTCAGTGTGCTTTCCGCTTCACGCGCAAAATTGCCTGCATACTGCTCCGTTTTTTCAAAAAACATCTGCATCGCAAGCTCGGCCTTTTCGGCGTTCGACGCTTTGTTCCACACGAAATTAATGCCCTTGCCGGCGGCATATGCCTGCAAGGTCGTCGCGTTCATAGCCACGCCGAGGTTGTCCATCATTGTAAAGTTGCCCTTGGCCGCGCCTGCGATAGACTCAAGCGCCTGCGATGTGTCGATACCCATGACGGACGCGACATCGGTCGCGCGCTGCATAGCCTTTGTGGTCAGCTCAAGGCTTCTCTGCTGCGACAAGCCTGAGCCCTGGAACAGCGAGCCCATTTTGTTCGCGGTCGCGAGGTATTCACTTTGAGCAACGCCCATGTTTTTATAGGCTTCTTTACTTTTTTCAATGACCGCATCGGCATAGCTGCCAAAAACAGCCGCCGAGCCGCCGAGGTTCTGCTCGAGCTCGCCGAAGCCTGCGACGGATTCCTTGACAAAATCAAAAACCCCTTTAGCGATACTCTTACAGGCCGAGGCAACACTTTTCAAGCCATTGACAATAATGTCACTTATGACATGAGCCTTGATAAGGTCGCCGAACTTGATACTCTTTTTTCCGGCTTTCTCGAGGCTGTCTCCGACTTCGTTGGTGCTCCGTTTGAAAATGCTCAGTTTTTCTTTGACCTCGGACAGCTTATCTTTCAACTTTCCAAAGACATTGATTTTGTCCTTGAACTTGTCGATTTTGTCGCGGACATTGTTAAGCCCATCGGCCATTTTTTCGAGTGTGGTTTTTGGACCCGATTCTTTTTCGAGCTTGTCCCACTCATTGCCCATGTCGTTGACGTCTTTTGTAAGCTTAGCCAAGTCCGCCTGCGCGTAGTTAAGTTGAATTTTCCACTCGCGCACGGCGTCGGAATTTTCGCCAAAATGTTTGGTGGCGTTTGCTAAAGCGTCTTTAATCAACTCTACTTTGGCTCTTTGCTCTGCCATAGTGCGGTTCAGAGTCGAGTACTGCGATGTGCAATATCCGAGCTGATCTTTGTTCTGCGCGAACTCTTGTGTGTTCTTCTTCGCCTCGGAGCGCAACAGCCGCATGCTGTTATTGATGTCCTTTATTGCTTTTTTGAAATCGGCTTCGCCGTCGCATACAATCTTCGGGCCTATGCGGAAGTTTTTACTACTCATCATCCACCTCCCCCTTTTTGACTAATCCATGCCATATGCAATAATTTTCATACAGGCTCGTGACTTGCCGCAAAGTCAGCCGCCAAGCCTGCGCAAAAGGAAAGCCGAGTAATACCGTCGCTCTGAAAATCCAGAGGTCAACATCGACGATTACTCGGCCTGGCTGTTTTTTGTTTCTTCGAGTCCTGCCGCTTCTGCCACGGCATCGACGGCGGCGTTCAGCTCATCGTCCTCCGGCAGCTCCTCGGCGGTCGGAAGCGACACGCCGAAGGTCTGCATCAGCACGTCGGTGTACTCGCTGATGTTTCCTATGTCGATTTTTCTGCCGATATAGCTCTCGGTGACATGCTCGAGCTTGACATCGTGGTCGTCGTTGTAAGCATCGACCGCGTCGTTGATAAGCACGGCAAGGATCCACTTAAGTTGTTTAACCTCACTCGACGCTCCAAAGACATTCTCAAGCTCGCCGTATCTTTCCTGCAGTTGCTCGATGCAGTTAAGCGTCAGAGCGACGTTATATGTCTTTCCGCCGATAGTCAGCGGAACCCGTCTTTCTTTTGTTTCGCAAATAATAGCGTTCATAAATAGACGCGCGGGCGAGTTTCCCCGCCCGCTCCTCCTTTTTGGTTTATGTGTCGGAGACCGTGATTCCGAACTTGGTCTTAAGTGCGGCGATCGCCTCGGCGGCGGTGGTGTAATAGGTCTTGGTGCGCCACGCTCCGGACTTGTCCGCTATTGCCTTGCCCTCGAGCGACGAGGTATTAAAGGTGATGTTGTCGCCTTTGGTGGTGTGTGTCTCACTCGGAAGCGAGAATTTGACCTTGTGGACAACATAAGTCAGATACTTTCTCACGCCGTCCACGACCTCGACGGAAACAAAGCCGTAGCCGCCGTATACCGGCGCGTCGCTCGCTTTTGAGGTCAGCACGGTCGGCTTTGGAGTCGTCGAGCCCGTGCCCTCGGTCTTCGTCTCGCCGAACATACTCACAAAAACCTCAACCGGAATAGTTGACGTTTCAAGAGTGATGTCGGCATCTTTAAATTCTGTTTCATACTCCGCCAGCGCGTCGTCGGCATAGAGAGAGCCTTCGACCTTGTTCGGCTTGACTTCGGTCTTGACCATCTTGCCGACAAAAGCACCGTTTTCGTAGGTTATCGCCGAGTCAGTTTCTGACTTTATCGGCGCAAAAACAGGCAGAGATGCTTTAAACTGTGCCATTTTTTAATCGTCCTCCTCGTCATTGACTACGCCCTCAATCTCGGCATCAACCGCGATTTGGACATAGTTCTTTTCTTCATCGTACAACTCCGCAGTCGACGTGACCGTAAAGCCCGCCGCGCGGAGCCGTTTTCTGATTTGCTTTTTGTATTTCTGCGGATTGTTCCGCGTCCACAGCGACACGCGCACATATGTGCCGTCATATATCGGCTCATCGTCCGCCCAAAACTCCGGCCGCTCGTCGAGATAGGAAAAAGTGATATATTCCTCGTCGTCACCGGAATAAAAATTCGGATATATTTTCATTCCCATGTCGCCGAGTGCGGACATTATCAGCTGATTCACATTCATCCTTCAACCCCCGATTCACGCCGAAACACTTCCGCCATTGCCGACTCGCATTCCGCGCGGCAGTCATTCACTGCCTTGGTCAGCAGCGGTGTCGGTGCTTGGTTCTTTGTACCGTATTCCAAGTGCGCCAAAATTTCCATATTGCGGACAGGTGTCTTTCGCTTTTTAACCTTGCCGTGCTTGTCGATGTATTTTTTCGATATCCCAGTCGGTCTGACTGTCGCGAGATAAGTTCCGTTTTTGGCTTTCTTCGCGCGTGTGCGCTTGACGCTGTTGACCATCGTACCAGTTCGCCGATGCCCGGCAAGTGCCGATTTTATATTTTTCTCTAAAATCGGAGTTGCCGCGTCAATCATCTGCGGCGCGTATTTCTCGACTTCCGACAGCTTGCCGAGACTTCGTAAAAAAGCCGGATCTATTTCAAAATCAAACTTTCCCATTTCAGTCCACCTTCATATCGGAGCAGTGCAGCTCCGTCAGACCGTCGAGGCGGTCATAGACGCGCGTTATCTGCAGTTTCGTTTCGCCGTCGTAGACAAATTTGCTACGGCGGTCAAAAGACCGCGAGCGCACGACGTAGACCCGCTCGACTTTCATGCCGGCTTGCGCCGCCTCGTAAAACTCGCTTGACTTTGACGACTCCGCATGCGCCCACAGCGGCAGGCGCCGCTCGGTGTTTTTCTCGTAACCGTCGGCGTCCTGCCCGCTCTTGTCGATATAGGCGACCTCAATTCTGTTTTTCAGATACATCGGCACCCGCCTCCGTTCTAAGCTGCAGCGCAAAGCTGTTAAAAAGCTTCTCGGTGTTTGCCGACACCGTGCGGTTCAGCTCGCCGCCGTCGTACATATCACGCACGGCGACGAGCACAAGAAACTGTGCGCGCGGATCGTTAAGGTCGCAGTCGCTGCCGACGGCAGCCGAGAGAAATTTCTCGGCCGCGTCGATAAAGCCTTTTATCATTGCATTGTCGACATCGTCATCGACACGCAGGAAGCGTTTAGCCTCCGCCAGTGATACGGCCATTGTTTACACCGCCTCAGCCGTTCTGCTTGCCAGACTGAAGAACGGCAATCTTCTGATTGTTTTCGACCTTGGAATCGGCTTCGAGCCAACCGACAACGCCCTTGGCGTTCTTGTCGGCATACTTCTCGTTAAGCACCTGCAGCTCAAGCTGCTTCGCGATTTTCAGCGCCATGCCCGAGAAATCGCCGTAGAGGACGGGGAAGCCCTCCTGCGCGTCTGCCTCATCCATAGCATCGGAAAGATAGACAGGCGAGCCAAGAATTTTCCAACCGAAACCGGTCTCGACATCCTTCATCAGGTAATCATTCTGCGAGTTTTTGGTCTTCCTGAGCGCGGTAAAGGTCTTGTTGCTCATAATCCACATCGCATTGGACTGGTAGATCTGCGGCACCATCGCCTGCATATCGATAAGGACATCAAAAGTGATGCCGGAGAGCGCATATGTAGTCAGCGTCTTTTTGTTGGTAGTTGAGACCGCGCCGGTCATCTTGCCGCTCGTGCCGTGGATAAGCTCGCGCTCGAGCTTGACGCGGAAAGCCTCGGTCATAAGCTCCTCAACCTTTGCGACAATGTTAATGTCGGTGTTGTTGATAAGCTTGTTGGAAATGACGGTCAGAGCGCCGAGAACATAGCCGGAAAGGTCAACGCTCGTAAACTTGCCCTGGCCTTCGGTCAGCGCGGTAAACTCTGCGCCCTGATATGCTGCGGCGATGTCTCCGGTCGGAGAATCGGCGGATGAGTCGGTACCGTAAACCGGAATCGACAGCGCACCTTTGGTGTAATACTTAGTCGCCCTCTCAACGATAGGCGAGATGTTGATAATATCGGTGATTATCTTGCTTGCGATGGTCTTCGGGATAATCGCACCGTTCGCGCCCTGCGACATGCCGGTTGAGTTCGCCTTTCTCAGGTACTCGACAAAGCTCTTCTCCTCGCTTACATCTGCGCCGCTGTTGTCGCCGTGCTCCTTGGGGTCAAGCTCGTCCTGCTCCGCCTCAAAAAGGCGCTTCTCGGTCTCATACTCGCCCTTGAGGTTGTCGACCTCGTCGAGGCAAGCCTTGACAAGGTCAACCTCGCCCGCCTCATTGTGCTGCCTTGCCTCTTCGGTCTTGGACTTGATTTTGGCAAGCAGATCTCTCATTTTCTTATTCATCGTTTGATTCCTCCATGTAGATAAAATTTTCACGGATGCGTATGACATCCGTGTAGTCTGTGGACTTTTCTTTTCCTTCGGGCGGTTCCTCGCCCTCGAACTCTTTGGTCACGCCCGCCGCGCGCTGCGCGGGAACCGCGACAAAAGAAACCTCATAAGCGTCGACCGCGCCGACAAGCTTATAAAAGCAAAGCGCGCCATCGTACCGTTTGCCGCGATAGTGCTCGCACCGTCTGGCGTCGCCGCCGCAGATAGAGCACTGCGCAGACTTGACGCTGCACCCGACGCTGCACTCCTTTTTGATGCCGCCCTCGATTTCGGCGATGAGCTGCCCGCTCGTTGCCTTAATGCAATAGCAGTGTAAGACAAGCTGTTTATACTCTTCGCCGGTCTTGGTGGTCTCGCCGGGACTGGTGATAACCTCCGCGTCAAAAATTCGTGCGCACTGATTTGTGCTCTGCGGATTATGGTCGCTTATGACGGTTTTGCCTTTGTACAGCTCGGCAAGCTGCTCAAGCGTCTCGCCGGAAAATGCCTCATAGTCGCGGTCAATCTCGTTGTCGCAAGCGACCATTTTAAAGGCAAATACCTCTTCGGCAGTCAGCTCTTTCAGCGTGCAGGCGTTGATTTTCGCCATTTTGTCATCGTCAAGCTCAAGACTCTTGACAATGGCGCATTTGTCAATCTTCATCTTTTTCACCTCCTTTGGCGTACTGTGTTCCGGCTTGCGTCAGCGGCAGCATGGATCCGTTACAAATCAGCTGGTCGCCGCCCGGACGCTCGCCTTTATCCAAATAGGCACGCGCCTCATTTGGTGTGTAGATGGCGTTTTGCACTGCGGTCGCCATAGCTTCAAGCTGCGTCTTAAAGTCGGCACGGAGAATGACCGCCGCGTTGAATTTCGCAAAATACCCGCTCGCGATATCCTCATCGCTCAGAAGCTTGTAGGTGACCTCGTCCTCGTACTGCTTCAAGATGTACAAAAGCGTGTCAATGTAAAAAGCAAGCTGCTGCTGCTCAGCGGCGGCATAGCTTGCTTTTTCATAGTCGTTGATCTGATTTGGTTTGATTCCAAAGGCGGCGGCGATTTGCAGCGCCGAGTATTTTTTCAGTTCGATAAACTGATTGTCCGCGAGCTTCATATTCAGCGGCTGGATGGTCGAGCCCGCCGGAATCGGCACAAGGTTTTTGACCGTGTCGACCTTTCCGGTGATATACTCTTCAATCTTCGTGGTATATCGCTTTTCGAGTTCGTCGTTCAGGTTGCCGGTATACTGCAGGACGGCTTTCGCGGTAAAGCCGTTCTTGTACATCTCGTTCAGCATCTTCTGCCCGCGCATGTTCCCACCGAGCGTGGTGCTCAGCTGGTCCCGGACACTCAGCCCGGCGACGCCGTCAAAGGAAACGGATGTGCGAAAATGCATAATGCTGTCATGCGGAATCCTGACGGTCTCGCCGCTTTTCGGATTGTGGAAAAGATACCAAATAGCACCTTTCTTTCTGTTCCAGATTCCCTTATCATCGCAGTATATCTCCACGCTCTCCGGCGGCAGGCACCACAGGTTTGTGTTCTTGCCCGCTCCCGTTATCCACACATAAGCGTTGCCGTAGTGATTTCTGTTAATTTCGACCGTCGACCAAAAATGCGTCGCGGTCATATACGGATTCGGACGGATCGCAAGCAGGCGGTAAAGCTCGTGCTTCTTTGCCGTCTCGATTCCGCCTCCGGCTGTCGTGCGCATGATTTTAAAAGGCATCTTTCCGATAGCTTCAGACAGGATCTTTACGCAGGCAAAATACGTCGCCTCGCCCAAAGCCTCGCCGTCGTCGCTTATGCCGAGAAAATCAAGCAGCGCCTGCCGCTCGACCGTCTGCTGGTCGCTTGCACTTTTTTTCTTAAACAAAGGCATCAAGCCCACCCCATTTTCTTTAAATAATCTTCGACCACCGTCTCATAGTCCGGCGCCTCTTCTTTGCTGGATTTTCGATACGCGACATGCGCGTCGATAATAGCGTCGACAACATCGATGCGCGCGTGCCGTGCGTTCACTTCCTTGTCGACTTTGATTTCGCCAAAAGAGTTCTTCGTTTTTTTTGCGTTGACAATGGACCACGACATCAGCGCGTTTCGCTGGTCGTAAAGCACATTGCCGGCTTTGACCTCAAGCGCAAAGTCAACAGTCGTGTCTGACAGAAAACGCGCCGACTGCTTTACTTCAAGCAACGGCGCGCCGAGCGTATCAAGTTCTTCCAAAAAAGCGTCCGCGTTGTGCGGATCATATCCTATGCAGGCGATGTTAATTTCAAACTTCTCCTGCAGTTCTTTCAGATCCGCTACGATTTGCAGATAGTCGTTTTTCAGACCGCCGACCGCTTCGGACGGCGTAAGCAAGCCGGACTTTGCCCACACATCATACGGTGCGGTGTCCGTGATGATATGTTCTTCAAGTCGCTTGGCCGGAATGTAGGAATGTGACCAGACATATATCTTCCCATCGTCAAGCGGAAAAAGGAGCGCGAGCGAGGTCAGGTCTCCGCCACTTGAGAGGTCGAGCCCGGCGAAACATCTGCGGCCGCGCATATTTTCTATCGTCATCTCCGTCCGGCCGAGCTTCCACTCGTTCGGCGTGATGTACTGTGTGTCGCCATACTCATACCACAGGTTTTGGCGCTTGGTCATATAGTCGGACATTTCAAAGCCGCCCATCTGCTTCGCCGTCTGCGCATCGCGGCGGAGCTGTTCGAGCGCGCTCGGTACTGTCACGAGGTGCGGATTTGCTTTATACCACACGCTCTCGTCAAAAGGGTCGTCCTCTTTATCCAGTGTGTAAATGTCAACAAAAAAGTCGTCGGCTTCCGCCGTGCCGGCAAGTATCTGCAGGCAATAATCGTCCATCTCGCGGCAGAAGCTGTTCAAGCTTTTTCCGCGCGTGGTTATCATCGATATCAAAGCTTCGTCAAGCGAGGCTTGACCGTTGTACAAAGCTTTGTAAATTCCGTTATCTTTGTGCTGATGAATTTCGTCGACCGAGCAGAAGATCGCGCGGAAACCATCGTCAAGCCCGCTCTCTCTCGACAGCGCTTCAATCGTGCATCCGGTGCGTTTGGCAATGATAAGACTCTTATAGTCCTTGACGTCAAACAGCGCTTGCAGGTCTTTGTCGACCGTTATAAATTTCTGGATTTCTTCCCACGCGATTCTCGCCTGCCGCTTTTTCGTTGCCGCCGTGAAAAGCTTGCCGAAGTTATATCCGCCCCAGTTCGCGATGTACGACCCGGTGATTCCGTTTTCAAATGTCTTGCCGTTCTGTCTCGCGACGGATTTATATTTTCGGCGGATGCGCCGGAAGCCCGTCTCGGCATGCACCCATCCAAACGGCACGCCAAGGTCGAAGCACTGGAAGTCGTGCAGCCGAACCGGACGCGGCTGCGCGCCCTCGGCAATCGTCAGCATTTCGGCATAGCGCAGTATCTTTTCTGATTTCTCCGGACACCACACAAACGGAAATTCTTTCGTGCCCTGCTTAGCGATCTCGTTCAGGTGCCGTTCGCACGCCATACGGTGCGTCAGGCAGGACGGCTCCTGCCCGGAGACCACCCGCTCAGCGTGCAAAGTAGCTCTATCCTGCACTCTCATCACCGCGCTCATCCGCGTCGAAAAGGTCGAATTTGTTCGCCGGCTCTTTCGGCTTTTGCGGAATAATAAGCTTGCACCTGCTCGATACGGTCATGCCGAAGTCGGCCGCAAATTGCTGGCAAATTTTGAGGTATTTTGCCTGCAAATTCAGCGTTTTTTCATACTGCTCAAACGGCATTTCTTTCTTTAACCGCTTGCGGATTTTCTGCAAGGTTTCCTCGGCAATTATGTAGCGCCCGAGCGACTCGGCGTCGATATCGGCATACAATCCGATGTCGGCGAGCTGCCGGGCGATATAATTGAATCTATTTTTTTGTTTCTTCGAGAGACAATCCGGCGGTTCGATTTTCGTGAACGGCGCGGTCACTTCTGCTGCTCGTCTCTCTTCAATTTCGTCCTTCCCGAGGTGCGATTTTCCGTTCAAAACGAGAAGGTCTATCGGCTGTCTTGGCCGCCCTGCCATGCTCTCACTCCTTTGATTTTCATTTTCGGCGTTTTTGCTGCGAAGAGGTAGGTCGGCGACGGGTTACCGCAAAAGCGTCAAACTTTTTTCACACCCCCGTGGGGCAGAGACACGCCCGCTCGGTCTGCCTTGTTGTGGCACGCCTTGCACAGTGATATGCAGTTTGATGGATCGAATCGCTTATTCCAATCCTGCTTAACGCGGACGATGTGATGCACATCCGAAGCCACTGACAAGCGACCGTTCGCCGCGCAGTTAACACACAGATAGTGGTCTCGTGCGAGTATGCCTTGGCGGAATCTCCGCCACTGGCGCGAGTTGTAAAAGGCTTCCGCCTTGGCATCCATCTCTTCGCTGTCGTCAATCTTGAGCTCTTCTCTTGTTGCTTTCCTCTCCGGCTTACATTCGGCGCAGTACGTCTCGCCGAGCGGTATGACTGCGCCGCACTTGGCGCAGAGCTTATAAAACATCCTGCTCCTCCTTTGCAGTTGACTGCAAAGCGCACCCCCGAAGGAGTGCGCCCGCGTCTGTCCCTTGCCGGACTCGGACCGGCGTCCCGAAATGTCATACGATCGGGCTCTTGCCTGTTGAGTTAAAAGGACATAAAAAGCGCACCTCCCGGCTCACAGAGAGGTGCGTCAAATGAAGGTGTCGCAGCGCGCGGAGTCAAACCGCGCCTCCGGGGGATGGGAGCCCCGGAGATAACCGTATGCTGCCATATGTGCCGCCCGAGCTGCGTCTTGTCATCAGCCATCGTTTTACCGTCCGCAAACCTGTGCACCCGATTCGTCCCGGAACGCCCGATGCTTAACTTCTCGCGCTTCCTCGCCCTCTTGGCGGCAGAAACTAAATGCATGAGAGTTTTGAACCTATGATGCTTTGAGTCGAACAAAACACCTTGAGGAATCGAACCTCGCCTACTCTCTGGACAGCCGCTGCCCATGTGCTTTTGTATAAAAGCCCTGCTATTAAAACCCGCCGCAGGGCAAGGCGGGAAGAAAGGAGAAAAGAATTATGTGGAACTCTGTTTCAGCCGTTCGGCGATCCGGTTTTGAGCGACGCGATAATATCGCTCATCTTTCTCAAACCCGGTGTAATGCCGTCCGGTGTTGATGCAGGCGATAGCGGTTGTCCCGCTCCCCATGCAATTGTCAAGCACTGTATCGCCCACATTGGTGTATGTGCGGATGAGGTATTCAAACAGCGCGACCGGCTTTTGCGTCGGGTGCAAGCCCCGCTCACAGTTGACTTGCAGTAGATTCCTGGGATATCCGGTCACATATCGCAGCGAGTCCCTGCCGAGAGTGCTGTCTTTGTAGATGCCGTCCGTTTCGCGTTTGCCTTTTGTAACTATCGGCTTTTCGAGATGCTTGATGCCTTGCGGGTTGTATGTCGGCGCTTTTTTGTAAAAAACACAAACATCCTCGATGCAGCGCATCGGCTGATATTTTGCAAAGGTAAATCCGGTCGGCATGTTTTTCTGCCAGTACCAGCAATAGCGGAAAAATCGGCGGCAGCTGTTAATGACGTCGGTTGTAAACGGCTGTGCGGCCGTAAGCACCACGGCGCCGTTGTCTTTCAGAATCCGCCAATACTGCGACCACAAAAGGCCAAAGTCCAACGCGTTATCCCACGCGCAGTCTGTCATGCCATATGGCAAATCGCAAAGAATCATGTCAATGCTGTCGTCAGGGTAGATTTTCATCCCGGCGATTCCGTCGCCGAGAAATATCTTGTCCAAGTACTCCAAGTTACACTTCCTCCAGTGATTCAAAAAAATCCGGAATTCCGCGCTTTTCGCTTATCAGAGTACTCTACACTACCCATTATAGGCTCAAGTTGGTCCTCTTTGTGCACTCTTTTATTTTTGCTCGCGGTCGAGGATGCAAAAGAATTTGTGGCGGAGATTATAAAACTGCCTGCGCCCGCTCGGCACCGGCATATATTCATACGGCGTCCCCTGCGTGACGTTCTTGAGCAACGGTGTTATCAGTCCGACATCAGAGCCGCAGGCAAGCTTCACGCACCGCTCAATTAGTGCGACATCTTTCTTTTCCCGCTCCCGGCTTTCTGCCCTTTTTGCCGTCGGATCAGAGCAGCCCGAAGCGGACGGCATCCCGGATGGCGCCGCCGCCGATAAAGCATATGTATCTTTTGCCCGCTCCTTTTTTCGTGGATACTGTAGGCAAAAGTATTTCAGCTCCCGATAGCGTTCGCGGGGTATGTCATATTTTTTTGGCAAATCCTTATCTCTCGGCATTGTCGTTCCCCCTTAACAGCTCTGGGTTATCGTGTATATTCCCGACAACCTCAAATTCGGCCGAATCATAGTCAAATGTTGTAAATTCCATGCCCGCTCGCCCGATAAAACTTGCGAGACCGTTGTCATAGTCAATTTGATAAATGCACATTTTGCCAAACCAAAATCTCTTCACTATATCGCCCTCAAAAATCTTTGTGCCGTTTTTATCTTTGAGACCTGTGTATTGTCCCACAGTTTCAGGATTAACAAAAATTCGACATTTGTTTCCAAACCTATCGGGATATATAATTATTGTTCTGTCGTCCTCAGTTGTGTCCAAACTGCCAAAGCACCAACTATGATTTATGACTCCAGAAAAATCTTTACCTCTAAACAGTATCTCACGCATTGTTGTTACCTCCGTCCATTATTGCGCCGCAGTGCGGGCAGTAATAACATCCTATATCCAGCGGTGTTATCGTTCCGTCCGCCATCTTCTGCTCTTTAAAGCAAGTCGAGCAAAAATACGCTCCGTCAAGCGCGTTCTCGGGACGATATTTTATCCATTCACCGTGTTTAATCTCTTGCGCATCTGCGGCAGGAGCTGGCCTTATGCAAAGGTCTACAATAATGTCGATTGCCTCGCGGCGGATATTTCTTTCATAAGTTCCATAACCGCCGTTATACCACGGAGACTTTTTAAGTTCTTTTATTTCTGCCAAAAGCAAATCACGCTCGATATAATCACTCATTTTGTTTTCCTCCTCTTCGTCGTGAAACTTGACACATTTACAAGGCTTTAAAAAGCTGACATCCGTCAGCAGTTTTTCCTTTTTCTCGGTCGATTCGGCGGCTCGTCCTCGGGCTCTTTTATGTATTTAAAGCACATATAACCGAATCTGTTTTGTATGCACTCCACGAGGCGATAGCCCTTCGGGGCGATCGGCGGGTTGTCCGGGCTGTAGCTCCGGAGCGCGACCTTTGCTTCCTCGCTGTCAGGCTGCCGCATGTTGCGGGTTGATAAATATCTATGTTTAGTGCCCTGCTCGGGCGTCCAATGGTCGAATAAGTAATTGGCAAGACCTGTGTAATCGCAACCGTGGTCTATACCGTTATAATAGTTGTGCTTGCGCAGGTGCTCTATCTGCACAATGTCGCCGTAGATCCACTGCGCTTTGATGATCTCTTCCGGCACGCCGTCGGAGACCATGTGAAAATGTATTCTTTTTGTGTTTCTGCCGCGTCCCATATAAAGGTTGATTTTTGCTTCGGGGCACGCGTATTGTAGTCTGCGTTTATATAATGTACGCAACCGGCGCGCCTCGCCCCAGTCGTGCACTTCGTGGTCATTGTCAAATGTAAGAGTTGAATATAGGGAAGTCGGCGAAAAGTTCTCGTTGAAAACTCGCGCGTGCTTCCGCCTTGCTATCATCAGATTGTGGCGCTCGCGCTCCTCGTCCGTGCGGAGCACTGGCTTGTACTGCGCTTTTGCGACATTGGCGGTGCGGTCAGAAACCGTGTAGACTTCCTGCTCGCAAACCGCGCCGGAAAATATTCGTTTCTTGACTCGCACCGCTTTTCACATCCTCATTTCAAATTTTCGTATTTTATCGAACTCATCGACGAAAGCTCGTCGAGATATCCGACAGTATTTTCAGTCAGCACCCGCGTTGTGCTGATTGGGATAATCGCCATCACAAAGAATCCGGCTTTCGCCGCAAAGAACGCGCCGGCCGCGGTCTGACGGTAGTACAGCTCGAACTCGTCCACATCAAGCGGCTCGAGATATTTTGACTCGACAAACTCTATTCCGGCCGAAGTCTTATATGGTATATAGTCGTAAGAGCCTATCCGCAGAGATATCGGCAGAGGATCGCAGCGCTCTTCTCCGTCAAATTCGTCTTTGACCATCTTCAAAAACGCTTCCGGCGGCTCGGCGGTGTACCGCTGCACGATTTTGTCCGCCTGCGTCGGTGTGATATCGAAAGATGTCATAAGCGAGTCGATTGAAAACACCGGGCAGTCGTTAAGATAGTAGGCGGCGAGACCGTCGCCGAGCATCTGCGTTGTCATATCGTACAGCGATATGTGCTTATTCGCCTTGCACAGACTTATTATTTTTTTGATTTTCATAAAAAGTTCCTTTCTGCTTTACAAAATTTGATATCTGCTTAAATCGATGTCATCCGCCCGCGTGTTCCAATCCTTTTTTGCCTCCTCGCGCTCGTCAACGCCCGTCAAAAGTCCACCGGCAGAATTGATTTGAAGCTCGAGCTTATAATTTTTCGGGGTGGAAGCTCCGCATTTTTGACACTTGATGCAGAACTCCCAGCCTCTAATCGCGCCTCTCGCGACGGTCGCTATTGTCACATAGCTTGCCGGTGCTCCGCAAAACGGGCACCTTCGCAATGGCTCTCTGGGCGACTCTAAATCAAACATCGTAAGCACCTCCGTTTTTCGAGGTAAAAGGGTTCGTTATCCATTGTTATTCCTCCATTGGTTCGTTCCAACACTCATCGCATTCTATCCCCGGATCGCATTCTATCCCCGGACACTTTCCGCCGTATGTTGTTTTTCTGCATGTATACGGGGTTCCGTCTGAGTCGCTTTGCGCTTTTGGAAACTTTTCAAAAAAGTCCTGTGCGTATGTTTTCTTCGGCTGTTCGTCGCTCCATTTTTGCACAGTTTCGATTGCCGTTTTAATATCCTTATCACGGATTTTTGAATACGTGAGCTTGCAAAGCCCAAACATCGGGCAGTCCTCTTTATTAGCCGCATTAGCCACGCACTCACCACGTGAGCCACAAAGTCTTTTGAGTTCGTGTAAAAAGTTTATTGTCTTGTTACAATCCATTTTTAACGCTCCTTTACCATTATTTCTGTTCGCGGGTTTTCTTTGTCATAGCTCCCGCAGAGCTGAAGCTCAACATTTGAAAAGCTGTCATCTTCTGCCTTGTGCGGATCCGCGCCCCGCGAACTTGTTGAGCGAAGGTGGGGTATCGGGGATAGTGTAGATGTATCTTTTGCGTTCGCATTGCGGGCATATCTGCCGCCCCTCGGGGACTATCTCTCCGCAACAAATACATCTGTCTGCATTAGCCATTTTCAACCCTCCTATTCCACGCTTTGATTTCTTGTTCTTTGGTTGAGTGCATTTCGGCGAAAGAACTGCACACGCAAGCTCCCACTGCTCTTGATATTGGTAAAATAAAATATTCGCCGCAAGCATATCCGATTTCGGGCACTTCGCCGCATTGCGGGCACGGCTTTAAATCAAGCATCGTAACCACCTCCGTTGCAGGCGTACTCCTTAAGTGCGGCGGAGGCTTGTGCCATAACGCTCTCGATGCACGCGCTCGACATGACTTCGCCGTCGTTATGCGCCGGGCAGACCTGGCATGCGCCCTCTTTGCCGGATCCGCAAATCTCCGCCGCTTCTATAAGCTGTTCAAGCGTCAGGGTTTTCACAGTTTTCAACCTCCTTTGCCAGTCCGCATTTCAGCGGGCTATTATAACAAGGATTTTTACAAGTGCCGATTTTCTGACACTGGAAACAGCAGTAATTCCCGCGACGGTGATCGCAGTTAAAATGTATGCACATCAGGATTCCGGCTTTCTTTTTATTCATCGTCCGCCGCCTCCATTTCTTCATTCCAGCAAGCTTTACACGGCGCCGGACCCGCTCCGGCTACAGCGGAGTACTGGCAACTCCCGCCGTAGCAGTTGACGCGGCACATCCTCGGCACACCTTCCTTATCCGGCTTTGCTTCCGGGAACTTCTCGAAAAAGTCCCGAGCATAGGTTTTTCGCGGGTGGCAGTTTGTCCATTCAAAAACAGATTCAATATATTCGTTTATATCATCATCCGAAAGATAATTAGTTATATAACAGGTATCGTTTGATCTGTTTTTGCAAAAGTCGCAATCATCTACACATCTGCACATCCTTTGTGCATCTTTTAAAAATTTCATTATGCACTTAACCGCCTCAGTCTGCGCGCCGGGGTAATCGTAGCCAAAAATAAAATCGGTCGATACATTAAAAAACCTTGCAATTGTCGTTATCTGCGCTAAATTCGGGGCCCTCTTTCCAGCCACAATATACGAAATCGTATTATCCGTTACGCCGAGTTCTTTCGCGAGATCTTTCTGCTTCTTGTTTTGCTCTGCCAACAATGTGCCTATAGTCTGGCCTATTCTCTCTTTTATTTTTTTATCCATACTCAACCCTCCTGCAGCAGCGCTCTTTTCTTTTTTGGCGGTGCCGATAGCGCTGCCTTGTATTTTCTTTTCAAGCTCTTCGGAAACTGACTTCTTTGCTTCATCGTCTGCCACCTCCATTAAAAAATCCTTTAAAGATCTCGCGTATAGGCAGAGTTTCGCACGGATGCGCGCAGCTCCACCTTTGTAAGGCCTTGATTGCTTTTTTCATTTTCTTGTCACAATATGGTGACGGTTGGGGGCAAAAACCAAATAACGGGCATATATCATCCTCAGATGTCCAGCACTTTCTGCGAGAAGCACAGAGCCTTTGCTTTTCGTAAAAAAAATTTACCGTTTTGTTGCAATTCAGAATCAGCTTCATACTCAACCCTCCTGCAGCAGCGCTCCGAGCTTCTGCATCGCGGCGCGAAGCTTAGCGGCGGTGGTCGCGTCATCCATCGACGCGATTATACCGCGCATGACATTGATATATTTCTGTATGCTGTCAAAGTAGACGCTGAATTTTGCGACCTCCGGCGAGGCGGTGAGCTTCGCGTCCTTTTCGACCTTTTCGAGCCGTCCGGTCAGCTCGCTCTTTTCTTTTTCGGCGGCGTCGAGCACCGCCTTGTATTTCTTTTCAAGCTCTTCGGAAACTGACTTCTTTGCTTCATCGCGTGCCCGCTCCACGGCCTCGGTGATCGCTTTCTCCTTGTCCTTTTTTGCCTTTGCACGCTCTTTTTCAATCGCGTCGACGGTGTACTGCTTTATCTCTTCGGCGGTCGGCTCGCGCATGACTGTCGCGGCAGGCTTTTCGGACGCCGCTTTCAGCTCTTCGCGCAGTCGGCGGACGGTGTTGGAAAGGTCTTCGTGCTCCTGACTGCTTTTCGCGAGCTCGTCGCGCTCGGCGGTGATAAGCGTCAACTGCTCCTGCGCCTCGTGCAGCTTGCTGATAGTCTCTTTCAGTTCGCGGGTGGACATCTCCGCGACGTCGTTATTCTCCTCGACCTCCCTGCGTTCGTACCACGGCAAGGCGGCAAGCATTCCGAGCTTCGAGATTCCGAGACTTGCATTCGACTGCAAATATTTCTCGCCGAGCGACTCGAGAGCTTGTATATATGTATAGGCTTGTCGCTGCTTGATACCGACATCCTGCTCGACATACTCCTCAAACGTCTCGTGTCCGAGCAAAAGATATTTGCGCTCGTCGCGCATCCTTTTAAGATTCTGACAAAAGTCCACCATAGCGGACGCGGCAAGGTTGCCTTTTGCGATTATCTCGTAGTGGAGATTTAACGCCTCGTTCTGTTCCTCGCTCAGGTTCCCGCTGAGTTCCATGCTTCTGATTACTTCGTTCATATGTTTCTCCTCTCTCACGCTGCCGCGTGACTTTTCTTTTTCTTATTTCTAATGTACCCGCTCCATGCCTCGACAAAAGCCTCGACCTCCGGAGTCTTGCCGCAGTTGTGCAAGCCACGGCACTGGACGATGCTCTCGGTTTTCGGGTTATATTCCAATGTATAAAAAGGCTTGTCCGGCTCGCTTTTCTTTCTGATAAAAAAAATAACCGTCTGCCCGCTCAGGTGTTTTTTTGCATATGTAGCGACGCAGTGATGCAGCGCGCTTCCCTCGTCGATTAGCTCGGCGTGACTTCGCGCCGGGCGAATCAACAGGCCGCCGCTTTCAAAATCAAAGTCCCGCTCGAGCTTTTTGAGCCGCTTCCCAAACTCTTCCTGCGTTCTGCGCGTCTCTTCAAGCTCCTTTTGGCGTCTTGCTTCCGCAAGGGCTTCGTTTGTGCGCCGGTGCGCCTGCGCGAGATCCGGCGGTAAAAGGATATCCTCACGGCTAAGGTCAAGATTAAGCTTTTCGCAGTCGCTCCAATAGTCGCGGAGTGTATATGGCTGCTCGTTCTGCTTTTCGAGGTATTTCACCGCTTTTTTAAAAGGCAGACGCTTTTCAATCTGCGAGACGCAATAATCGTCAGAGGCTCTGTATGCCTTCGCTTGTTCAACTGTGATTTCGTACTTTTTGGCAAGCTGCGCATAAAGCACGGCGTCGCGCGTTTTCACGGGTAGTTTGCGCAGCTCTTTTTTCGTCAGCCCGAGAGCCGCCGAAACGGTCTTCGCGCGGCGGTTGACAATTCCATTCGTCCACGAGGTGTTGACCGCGAGTTTGATAAAGCCTTCTTTTACCAGCTTTTCTGTCAGCACCGGATATTTGACATATGTATCAAGCCAGCCGCAAGGATTGTTGCCGAAGTTTTCCATATACGCCGACATCTGCGCATACCGCAAATTGGTGTTTTTAAAAGTCTCGTCATTAAAGCCATAATAATGGTTTTCGGCATAATTTTTTTCGTCCGTATACCACGGCTGTCTTGAGCTCGGCTCCGGTATGGTCGCCATGCGCTCCCAGTTTTTCTCCCAGCCGTGGAAACCGTATGACCACCTTTTCGCCCACACGGCGTCAACACCTGTGTTGTAATAGACCCGATATTCCTCAAAAAAATTGGTCTTGACTGTTGTATAGTCCAGGCGATAATCGCGCTCCACGAATCCCGCCCGGACGAGGATTCCGCCGTCCCGCAGTTTCGTGGCAAAAAGGATATATTTTTGGTCATACATATATTTTCTGCCCCTGCCGCTGTCGCGGAACTCGACCGTGCTTTTGCACGCCGGGCAAAAGCCTATTTCCTTGTGTTTGCAGTTGACATTTTGCACATCGGCGGCGCTGTATGTCCGGCCGAGCTCAAGCACCACATCCTTGTGGCAGTGCGTGCAGTAACCGTATCTGACGCCGTTTTCGCGGTGCGTGAAGAGATAGCGGCTCCCCAGCAGGACGCTGTCGTCAACCCACTGCGCGACCTTTTTCGGCAGGCCGTCAATCGACTTGGCAAAAGCCATTTTTCTCGCGTGCTGATACTGCTTGTCGGTGATTTTCTTCGCTTTTTGTCCCATGTTGCCACCTCACAGCAGATCCGCAAGGTCAAGGCTGATGATGTTGTCGGTCTTCGGCTCTTCGGTGATTCCGTAATATTCGCGGATCCAAGAGTAGACCGTTTCATCTTCGACCATCGCGCAGCCGTTCTCGGCATGCTTTCTTGCTTTTCCTGTCACGGCTTTCACACAGTCCGCAAGGCTCTTTTTTTCGTCCGTGACCTTGCCCGCACTGATATCGTCGGTTATAAGCGCATCGATGATATACTGCGCTATGCGCTTCTGATTCGTGTCACCCTTTTCGCCCTCGGCGTCGATTTTGGCTATTGCCTTTTTCATCAGTTCTGTCATTTTTTTATTTCTCCTTTAAATCGTGTTGATGTCGAGTTAGCTCGCTGAAAATTGCATTCTATTTTTCGGCAACACTTCTGTCGAGTTAGCTCGCCGAAAATTACATACTAATTTCAAACCGTCGCGCGGTAAATTAGCTCGCGAAAAATTGCGTCCTAATTTCCGGCAACACCTCTGTCGAGTTAGCTCGCTGAAAATTGCATACTAATTTCAAACCGTCGCGCAGTAAATTAGCTCGCAAAAAATTGCGTCCTATTTTTCAGCAACACCTCTGTCGAGTTAGCTCGCCGAAAATTGCATACTAATTTCAGATTGCCGCGCTGAAAATTAGCTCGCGAAAAATTGCGTCCTAATTTCCGGCAACACCTCTGTCAAGTTAGCTCGTCGAAAATTGCATACTAATTTCAAACCGTCGCGCGGTAAATTAGCTCGCTGAAAATTGCGTCATAATTTCCGGCAATGCCTCTGTCGAGTTAGCTCGCCGAAAATTGCATCCTAATTTCAGATCGCCGCGCTGAAAATTAACTCGCGAAAAATTGCATCCTATTTTTCGGCAATGCCTATGTCAAATTAGTCCGTCGAAAATTGCATCCTAATTTCAGACTGCCGCGCTGAAAATTAGCTCGCGAAAAATTGCGTCATAATTTCAAATATTCCGATATTTCTTCTTTTGCCCGCTCCCACCCGGAGCACCAGACGGCGCGGAAACCTTGCCTTTCAAGCGCTTCGAGCCACCATTGCTGGTCGACCGTCGGCTTGTTTCGGCCGGCTTTCATCTCGATATATAAGCCGTGGTATCTTCCCCGGGCGACCGGCAGGCAGAGGTCGGGCACGCCCCTCTTCATTCCCTGTCTCCGGAGCGCGGCACCGTATGAGACACTACGCTTGCCTTCGTTCGGGATGTGGTATAAAAGCTTCAGCTCCGGGTGTGCGGCGGACTGGTATTCCGCCCACACAAAAAGCGCCTCCTGTTCCTCCGCTTCGCGGTTTTCGCGGCGGGTCGCGCTTGCCTGATTTTTTTCGGTGCTCCCTCCGTCCGTCGAGTAGACAGTCAGGCTGTCCAGTTCGCACCCGCAGACGCGGCAGAGCCTTGTTTTGTCGCCGTCGGCAAAGTTATATTCACGCCCGCACTTCGGGCATCTGTAAGACCGTATTTTCATATCGCGCCCCCGTTGACATTTTCGGGCGGCGGTGTTATACTGTTTATGATGTTTGGTGTTGTTCCGGCAACATCCTTTGGGCGTCCTGTTACCGCAGGGCGTCCTTTTTCATATTTGTCGAGCCTCGGCCACAAAGCCCGCTCGATTCGCTCAAGGTATTTATTCAGTGCCTCGCGACCGTCGCGGAAGCTCCACTCGGTCTCTTTTCCGCCGTCCGTGTACCGCACGATATACTCGTCCTCACAGCCCGGACAAAACAGCAGTGTCACCGGCTTCGCACCGCTTATCTCGACTCTTGTAACAACCTTGCTACAGCTCAAAGCACTGCCGCCTCCTTTTCTTTTCAAAATAATAGGCACAGTAATCGTCTGTCGCGGGAATCTCGCGGAATCGGTTGGTGTTGTAGGTGTAGGTGCAGCACTTCCCGTCCCAGCCGTCGCCCACACAGTCGATTTTTCGCAGCCAATAGCAGCTCTTACAGACCTTTTTCCTGCGCCACTTTCGCCCGCTCCCCGGCGCGTCAGCGGTCTTTCCCGGTGGCTGCATTGTGCCCGCTCCTCTTTGCTCTGATTTTGGCTCTGACTCTGTCCTCAAAGGCAATAAGCTTGTCCTCTTTGATAAAGCCGTAGATGATAAGTACGACGACGGCGATCTCAAACACCGTCTGGATTGCAAATTTCAGTGCCATTTTCTTTGTCCTCCTTATTTTCAAATCGCAGGCGGTCGATGCGGACCGTTGCCGTTAGCCTGCCTTTTTTGTCCTCGAGCTCGGCGGTGACTGCGAGCTCGCCGTTGATAATGCGGTATATAACCGCAGACACTCTGTCGTATCTGACATCGCCGACAAGCGGCACAAAGTATATGACCGGCTTGCCGTTGGCAAGAGCTTGCTTGACTTCTTCGTTATTCATCGGCAATCTTCCGGTCGTTCGGGCAACGGCATCCAGTAGGTCACCTGTGGATCTTCCCACTCTGGATAGGCATCAAAATACCAGCCGTCCTCGTAGTGATATTCTGCAATTTCACATGCATTCACACACCGCACGTGCTTTTTCGGTCTGCCACTGACGATTACAAGGACTCTTTCACCATCCTCGACACGCGCATCATCCTTTGGCAGCCTGTCGTTGACGCTTATCCACGGCCACGCGGTCAGCGCGTCGAGACGGTCATCTGCTATGCTGTTAAGCGCACCAATGCTGTCTTCTGCCTCTCGGATAATCGCGCAGCCGTGTATTCCGCAGTTGTGTTCATATCCGCAGCCGGTGCAGGCAAGCGATCCGGTTTCCACTTTTAAGCGGCTAAGCGCTTCAATAAGTTCTTTGTTAGTCATTTTGATTCTCCTCTTTTCTCAAAGTTTTTGTGCGAGTGCAATAATCAAAGCGACGGATGCCAAAAAGCTCGGTGTGCACCAATATCCAGCGCTATCATCGGTTATCAGCGAGTATATAGCCAAGATAAGATCAAGTAGTGCATTTAATGACACAAGCACAATTAACACTATCAAAAGCGCTCTCATTGCTCCGCCTCCTCGAAAAATCTGTGTCCGCCGATTGTGCAGACATAGGTCTGCGATTCGTGCCATAAACTCTGACACAGCGCCGGCGCATAAAAATAAAGTATTTCGCGATCCGTAGCGGTCTCGCCGTCGTCAAAAACCTTGGCGACGGCTTTTTTGACCTCGTCGCTCGGCTCAGGTCGGGCGGCGGTGTAGCCAAAGCTGCGGACGATTTCGAGCGGCCGCTTGTCCTCCTGCTCGCAGGCGTTAAGTATGCACTGAGCCACGGCCATTTGACCGATATACGGCTCGGCTCCCGCCTCCGCCATGACTACCCGCTCGATTTCGTCGCGCTCGGCGGCGGTCAGGGCGTATCTGACGCTTGCAGTTGACTGCAAAACCGTCTCCTGCTCTGCTTCTGTCGCTGTTTCCGGCTCGGTCGGCTCGACATAGTAGACCTCCGGCATCGCACTTGTTATCTCCGGCAGAGCCGCAAGAAGCATTATCGCCACCAGCGCGATAACCGCGCACATAATCAACATATCCTTAGTCATTGGCGTCCACCTCGGGTAACTGCACGGCGGTTATAAGCATTTCGCTTGTGACAAAGTTGTAAATGCTTTTTTCTGCGCCAACTGCGGTTTCTGCCCATATTTGTGGTTGGGTTTTTATCACATTTTCCGCAATCCTGCACGCCGCTGTTATTGCCGGCGCAGTTAGAGTACCGCACGGCACCAACTGCAGTATTTCTTGTGCAAGTGCTGTTGATAATCCAATCATCGTTGACGTTATGTCAAGCGGGTCACCGTCTGTCATAGCGTCTTTAAGCGCCCGGTACCTCGGTTTCAGATTTTCTGTCATTTTCTACATTCCTTTCTTTTTCTTTTCAAGAACACAGTTTCTCAACCGTGCAACTGATTACTTTTCTCAGGTGGTCTTCCAGCGCCATGTAGCGCTTCACGCCGCCGTGCTCGTTGTACTCGACCAGTGCCTGCGGTCGGATATCGTAGCACCACTCTTTCTCGCGGATATACGCTGTGCCAATCGGCAAGACCTGTTTCTGCATCGCGCAGTAAATAAAGTCTTTCGACTGGCCAAGGTACCGCGCCGCCATTTCGACCGGCACGCTGCCGTTGATGGCGAGGATCTCCTCTGTCGTAGGTTTTCGCATGCTGATTCCGCTCCTTTTCTCAAGCTCCGTCGCGGCGCGCCACAATTCCCGTTGTGTCCGTACCGTGGTTTGTTTCCTGCCGTTTTTTTTCGATTGCCTCGATTGCCTCAAACACTCTGGACTTCATGCGATTTTCATCTCTAACCTTTTTTTTGCCGTTCATTATCATTGAAAGATAAACCGATGTAACGCCCATTTCTTCGGCCACTTCTTTAGCCTTTATTTTGTTAATATGCATTAATCCGACGGCTTCACCAATCCATTCGTTCATTCAAATCACCTCTTTCAAAAGTTTTTTTAAAAATAGTTGAATTTATTAAACTATTGTGATATAGTTATCTTGTCAAACACAATACGACAATTAACTGAAATCAACTCAAAGTCTGTAACGCTTTGAAAAGAGTTTATTTGATTCAACCTTGCTTCAAGTATAGTTTATTAAACTTAACTTGTCAAGTCAAAAAGTTTAATCAAATTAACTTTGTTGATTTTAACCAAAATCAACGAGGTGTTTTTATGTTCTATGACAAATTTATCGCGCTTTGTGAACGCGACGGAGTCTCTCCGTCTAAGGTAATGACGGACAATGGGTTTAATAAAGCCACTGTCTCTATGTGGAAAAGAAAATATTTACAAGGGGTAGATGTTCGCCCATCATTTGATATGCTTTCCGCATTATCCAAATATTTTAATGTATCATCAGACTATTTACTTGGAACTGAGCAGCAATCAGAACGCCAAAAAATAAGCGATGAGGAATTAAAGTTTGCGCTCTTTGACGGAGCAGCCGACAAAATAACTCCTGAGATGTTTGCTGAGGTAAAGCAGTTCGCGCAGTTTATCGCAGAAAGGGTAAAAGACAAAGATGAGCAGTCTTGACGGCTTATATGATTTGGCGGAAAATGAGAATATCGAAGTACTCGCATTTTCTTTACCTGCAACTGGCTCCGTGTCGATGATGTGGCAAAACGGAAAGTGTTACATAGGAATTGATCCGTTTTGTTTGGAGACGACCAGTGACGAGTGCGTCCGTTTGGCGCACGAGCTTGGGCACTGCGTCACCGGCAGTTTTTACAACATACATGCCGCCTGCGATGTCCGCGCCAAGCACGAATATGCCGCCGACAAATGGGCAATAAAAAAGCTCGTCCCGGAGGACGAGCTTGAGGAAGCGGTGAAGCATGGTTTCACAGAATCATGGGAACTTTCCGAATATTTTGATGTGACCGTTCCGTTTATGCAAAAAGCTATGAGCTATTATAAAGAACAAGCCCTCGGACGTTTGTAATAAGATTGGAGGTCAAATAAATGGCAAAAGGTAAGAAAAAAGTCAGTTGGGTGTTGATTATCGCGGTAATGTTTATACTCGGCGGCATAATGGCACTTATCGAAAAAATCAAGGAAAGCGCCCACCCGATTCTTTTTGCGGTGCTTATCGTGGTCGGCCTCGTGGCTGTTGCCGTCTGCGTGTTCCTGATTCTGCGACACGCAAAAAAGAAAAAGGACGCCGCGATTGATTCCGTCGACATCCCCGACCGAGCTGTGCCGGACTCCGAGCCGGTCAAGCCGGCAGAAACCGGCTCCGGTCCGCTTTTTATACCCGAGAAAGACAAACAGAACTTTCATTTTCTTCCGAATGTTATTGACGGTAAAGCACTTAAATATAGCTACGAAGCACACCTCGTTATGCTCCCTGATGTTTGTGGTGTTGCCGACCTAATCGGGAAAACCGGAAAAAGTTTGGATATAGTCCTTGAGCCGGAAAACGAATATGATTCCCGTGCCGTTGCTCTGTACCTCGAGGGAAAGAAGATAGGGTATGTGCACAAAGGACGCTTGCAGGATATGATTCACGATTGGCTTGAGCGTGGCGACAAAATGCTCTGCTGCCTTAAACGATTGACGGCAGAAGATGCATACTTTCTCATAGGCTTTTATAAGGACTTGGATTATTTCAAAGGTCGGACATTTAAGCTTATCGGAGTTACCAAAAAAGACGGCGAAGGAATCTCGCGTGCAAGAAATGCCGAAGTATTAAGCCCCGGCGATAGCGTGTGGGTCTTTGTTGATGATGATAAATACATCGTAACCGACGGCCCTTTAGACTTTGGAGAGCTGCCAAAGGCTGCTATCGAATACGCCGAAGGTGCGAGCAGAATCGTCGGCAAGGTTGAAGAGTGCGATTTTGACGATAACGGAAAGCCCGAAATCTATGTGACTATTTATCCTATAAAATAAAAAAAGCCCGCCCCTGCGGGAACAGGGACGGGCGGAGCATCAAACCACACCTACGACAGAGTGAGTTGATATATTTATTATATCACCCGCTCCGGGAAAGTACAAGCAAAGGAGCGGTATTTTTATGAAAAATCCGAACGGATACGGTTCCGTGTATAAACTCGGCGGCAAACGGCGCAAGCCGTGGATCGCGTTGACCCCGGCGCACTTCGTCGCCGACAGCATATCAAAAAAAAGAACGATCATAGGCTACTACGCCACGCGCGCCGAGGCAATGACCGCCCTCGGGGCGTGGAACGAATCGCCGACCGCGCTTGTTCCGGCTCCCGCCGAAGAAATGACTTTCCGGCAGCTATACGAAGAGTTTGTCAAGCTTCAGCGGTTTCAAAACTTATCCAAGCAAGCCCGCGACACCTATCTCGGCGCATGGAAAAACCGCCTTTCCGTTTTAGGCGACTACAAAGTAAAAGACCTGCGGACAGCTCATTATCAGGCTGTGATAACCAAGGCATACGAGGACGGGTTTTCCGTGTCCTCGGTGCAGAAAACAAAAGTTTTTGCCGGTATGCTATGCGACTACGCCGTGCAGACGGATGTCATATCAAAAAACTATGCGTCTTTTACCACGTTGCCAAAAATGGAAGAAAAGGAAAAGACGCCTTTTTCCGACCTCGAGCTGCACAAGCTCGAAGAGGCGGCGGAAAGGGGCTTTATGTATGCCGACCTGATAGTGATTATGTGCTATACCGGATGGCGAATAAACGAGTTTTTGTCGCTCACGCGCTTTAGCTGGGACGCCGAAAACCACACCTTGACCGGCGGCGAAAAGACCGAAGCGGGCAAAAACAGAATCGTGCCGGTCTCGGACAAGGTTATGCCGTATCTGCAAAAGTGGCTCGACAAGAACGGTCCGACAATCGTCTGCAAAGAATATCGCGGCAAGCTCGTCCGCGTGACCGACAAGTATTTCCGCAACCAATGGTATTATCCGACGCTCGAAGCACTCGGATTGCCGCGCTTGACTCCGCACGCCACGCGGCACACCTTCGCGTCGATGCTTTATCGCAACGGCATCGACAAATGGGGAATCCAAAAGCTTATGGGTCAGGTCTCCGACGCGGCGACCAAGCGCTACACCCACATCGAGATGGCACAGCTTAAAGATGCCGTCAACTCGATTTGACCTAAAAAATTTGTTAGATTTTTGTTAGCAACCGTCAGAAAATCAGGTCTTTTGAGGTTGTACGAGAAATATAGAAACGCGCCGATTTGCAAAACAAAAAAGCCCCGAAGCCGTTGTATATCAACGCTTTCGGGGCTTTTGCTTCTGGTGGACACGCACGGACTCGAACCGTGGACCTCTTGCGTGTGAAGCAAGCGCTC